GGAGGGTCCCCGGCCTAGTCTGGCCGGAAGTGTGATGTCGCAGTTAGAATCGATCAGCGGTGTATCGCTGAACCCGAATGACACGTTCCCTGGAAGGGAATCTTGAGACATAAGAAGCACCCCAAGTGGCGTGTAACAAGGCGCCACGGGGATTACTTGGGAGACTCTTACGAGTCTCCACGAGCTCCTTCATCTCATACGACTGCGTATCAGGCACCCAGGTAGGACAAACCTCGTCCCACTCGGATGCGAGTACCGTGTCGCCCCTACTCGCTGGACCCCAGAGGAACTTGGGGATCTTCTTCCTAAGATATTCTGTCGCGTCACCGCGACCGAAGAAAGAAGATAGCTTGTTGTGAGCCCTGATGTAGCTAGGGGCATCACAGACGCGCTCCTTAAAGTAAGGTGGTGTCACGTCAACGCCATTGAAGTAATGCCCGCCACAGGACTCTCGAAAGGGTCCGATGACGTGCGTCTTCTTTTGGTTCACCTCCATGCCAAGGTCCGTAAGGGCCTCAACGAAGAGAGGAACAGCGCCCACAGAGAGAATTACATCATCTCCGTAAACAGCTGCATCGCCGCTGGGATCACAGCTACTCGCTAGAGCCCAAAACATTGCTGTCTCGAGCTCAAACGTGAAGCCATTACCCATACTGCTGACTTTCTCATAGACCACCTTCTCACCAGTGCTGAGGACCCCTTCCGGGGACCGCAGCTCGTTGATGAAGGCCTTTAGGTCAGAGGGAAGTAGCAGATCGCACAGACTGAGGCTAAGCGTATCAGACGCCGCCTTTAAATCGACAGTAGCAAAGAGCCCCGTTAGGGACCCAGCCTGGGCCAGTCGTTTGTTGCGCTCTTGCGCGTCGGGATAAAGAAGCCCAACGCGGTTGAGACGCCGACGGATGCAGGTACCTAGGCCGAGCTGGAAGAAGCAATTCCAATCCGGTTCGATAGCTATGGTTCGATCAGTCTTCGCGTTTTTCGGAACAGTCACTACGTTGTTCCCGCACACGATCTGGCCCTTAAAAGATTGGCCAGACCATTTGCCGAAGGCTAGAAGCCACGGCAAAGCGGACGACGTCACGTGGGCACCAAATTCCCACTTGTTCTGAGGCGATGAATACTTCCGGGGGAGACTAGTGCTCGCCCCGGGCCCCCAATGTGCTGCGTGCATGACCTCATCCCGTGAAATACCGGAAAGGAGCCATTTAAGTTTCGCCCGAGCCTTTCTGACCACTTTTGAAGTGGCGCAGTAGGGATTCGGATAAAAACCCAGGCGAAGATTTGCCTGTTCGCAACGCTGTTCCGCAGCGTGAAACCCGTCAAGGGCGACAGCTGCGCGATCTATCCCTGGAATATCAAAGGGATACTTAGAGAGGCACTCGGCACGCCAGTAGTTGACTCGGAAGTCTTCGACTCGCATGTCTTCGTGCATCCAAGCTGATCGGTCAACGAGGCTCTTGGAAACGCTCGACGTAAGGATAGCGGACATAAAATCCGCATCGTCAAGCTCTTCCGCCACCTCGAATAGAACAAGATCAGTGACATCTCTCAGTCTCGAAAAAGACCCGGCCATGGTTGGCTTTCGCGTCTTTCTTTTCATCGGTTCACCTCAAAAAAGGAGAAAGGTACAGAGCGGTTAGGTGGAAGGCTTGATCAGGTTGATCAGGAACGCGCCGAATTGCGACGTCCCCGTCAGGTCCGAAATCCGGGCCTCCCAGTCAGTGCGCTCTGCAGTCGTGCCAGTGTTCGGCTCTTCGAGGGTCCAGGTAAACCTGTACGCCCGTTGAACTGAACCTGCACACGAGCAGTCACTGTCCGTGGCAGCAACGATGGGGAGTGACAGTCGGATCGTGCACTTGGTAGTGTCCTTTCCATTCTCAAGTCCAAACGTAAGGACAGAGAACGAAGAAGGAACACTGCCAGAGCGCTCGGTGTAAACTGCAACACCGTTTCGGTCATATCCATCGAAGTTGTACGTTTTGGTGTTTAGGACGATACTCATATCTGAGTGGGTTCTCTACAAGGGTGGAAATCACCCGCCGAGCGCCTTCATGGCAACGGCAAGTAGCGAAAGACCCTGGGCTGCGTGTTGCAGATTCAGGTCCGCTCGAAACGGAACTCTTGACGTAATTGACCAAGGAGTTTCGAGTGTGCGAACGAAGTTCCAGGGAGACCTTTCCAAGGTCACCTGGTAATTCATCGCATACTGGGTATAGCCCGGTGGGGCCAGCTCTTGCGAGCGGTCCTCCGTAACCACGTCCAGCACCTTTACAATTTCGGATGACGTCCCTTCCTTGAAATAAATTCCAAGTGAGTTCGCATCCAGGGCGGTAAGCCAGTCACCGATAGGAGCAATCCAATCGAGGACAAAGCTGTAAGGCGCGCCCTCCCATAAACCTCCGAAGAAGCCTAGGGGCTGCAAACCAGCTAAACGATCATTCGGAACGTCGTAGCGCAGAACACATCTATTGATTTGTTCTAACGTCAGTCGGCTCCTCAGAGTCCACTGGCCGGCGGATGTGAAAGCCGGAAAGTCGGGAGTAATATATTCACCCCTGCCCTTCCATTTCCCACGCAGCTTCAGATGAAACACATCTAAGGCGAGGTCGTAATCGACCAGCCTACCAACTGAGTTGGTGATGTCGTCCATTAGAGGCTTCCAGCCGTACAAGTACTGCAGGTACCAGCCTGGCAATTCCTTCCAGAGCTTAGCAGCCTGCGGTGGCTTGTGTTCGAGAAGATCGAATAGGCTATTCGCCATACCCTTTCCGAGGTCACCGACCATCTTGGCGGTTCTCCCGGCTTCTCGTAACGCGGCACCGTACTCGACTTGCCTATCTGCCCAGGAGGCCAGACATTTCAGTCGAGCGGCTTCGCGCCCACCACCCCACACTTGCAGTGATGAGGGTGTGATGGGACAGGTTTGGACTGCACCCGCAGCCGTCCGATGCAAAGCACCGGACTGCATAAGGCCACCTCCGTTTAGAGGTGATCGCCACCTGCCGCCATAATGCCGCCAAGCCGACATAGCCCTTGTTCCATTGGGCCGGACCGGATTGGACGTCGACGCTGGATGATACTGCACCGTCCGTGAATACGCAGAAGAGAAAGTAGCTGTCGAGCCATCCTGGTAAGTAAGAACCCAGGGGGCCGTAAGCGACCCATCAACTACGATCGCGGGATAGGGCATGTCAATCTCCAGTAGCATCATGGTGGTCAGGCCCGCCCGTAAG